GGTGACCCGGTCGGACACCTCGAGGTCGAGCAGGACAGGCCACAGCGCATCAGGGGACGCGGCACCGTTCAACGGTAGCGCCGGCAACCGGAGTTCGGGTTGCGCGTACTTGAGCGCGTACCGTTGCGCCACCTGTAACACGTCCGGCTCGTACGCCAGTTGTGTCGACAGCGTCTTCGTGATGATGAAGTAGTCGGCCTGCGAAGCGGTGTCTTCGGCGACGGCGGTGATGGTGTCGCCCTGCGCGCCGGTCGTGCGGATGTAGTTCCACAGGTAGGTCTCGTCGAACGCGGGCTCGATGCCGGTGTAGGGGAGGTCGGTGCCGTCGTCGCTGAACTCGTGCAGCACTGACGCGTTTAGCCGGCGGTCGTAATCATGGAACGTGACTTTCCCGTCTTTCGCGACGAACAGTTGTCCCATTTCGCTGTCGAGCGCGACGGCTTTGGCGTGGCCGAGCCCGCTGGTGCCGGCGCTGGTGATGTCGATCGCGTCGACGGTGACTGTTCCGGCGTCCACGTCTCTGAGCGCGGCGGGTACACCGATGGCGTCCAACACCGCTTCAATCCTCGCACCTGACAGTTCCACCGGCCGGGAGAACCCGATGACGAGGTCGACGCCTTGCAGGATCGCGAACGCGTCGACTAGGTCGACCTGGACGACGCTGTCGAACCCCGTAGCGGGGTAGGTCTGCGGTAGCCCGCGCGCGTACCCCACAAACCCTGGGTACACGGTGCCGTTCCACCGGTACCTGAGCCTGAACATTTTGCGGGGCTTGATGTTCCCGAACCATGCGCCGGCGTCATACGAGGGGTCTAGTTCGCGGTCACGGTTGTCGAGTAGGACGCTGCCGGTGCCTGCTTCGAAGGTGGCGAGCTCGTCGTTGCGGCCGTACCCCCAGTCCCACAACCTGAGCCGGTCGGTGATGTTCACCCACGTTTGCGACGCATCGGTGGGTTGTGTGGTCGGTGCCCATTCGAGCATTACGTCGGGGTACAGCGAACCGTCTACGCGGCCCGCTAGGGGGAGGACGTTGTACCAGCCGGGTTCGTCCGAGCTCTCATCCAGGAGGAGCAGTACGCTCACAGGTCTTGGCCTTCGCCGCCGCCTGCGACCACGGTGCCTTCGTCGTCGAAGCTTCGCCTGCGCGCGAGCTCGTTCTGTGCGAGCAGCTTCGACTCGGCCTTGATTTGGTCGCGGTAGGCGGCGACGGTGACACCGTCGGGTTTCGCCGCCCATGTGAGCGCGTACAGCCATGCCTCATCGGTTTCGCCCTTGCTGGTGTCTAGGAGGATCAGGAGGCGGATGCGGCCGTCTGTGAGTTTTCTGAACCGTAGGAGTCTCATCAGACCACCAGTGAGTAGTTGAGGGAGTAGGTGTAAGACGACGCGTCACCGACCGTCACTACGGCTTGCCATGTCCGGGGTAGTGCCCCTGACACACGAAGGCGTAGGTTTCCGCTAACAGCCCCGGTTGAACCGGGATAGAGCTCGTATCCGTAGACACCTATTGCGGTGGCGGGAGTGGTTGCAGAGAGGAAGACGACGCCAAAGATTCCGTCCCATACCGCCACACTAAGTCCACCCGTGCCGGACGCAGCGGTGACGTTGAGGATCACAATGACGCCGCGGGCGTTGTGGTTCGTTTGCATGGCCGATAGCACCGTTACTGTGCGGGCTGCGCTGGCGAGCAGGGTGCCCTCCGTGTTGCCGCGCTGCCGGTCATGCGTCGCGCCGTTGTAGAGCATGTCGGCCACGGACACGATTGACGAAGCTGCTTTACCGTCCGCGTCCGGTGGTTGCACATCCACCGCCGCACCATCCGCCCCAACCCCGATCTTCATCCGCTGCCACTTCACCCCACCAATATCGTCCGACGCGATCGTCTCACCCGACCCCGGCGTCCTCACACTCCCGTCAGCCATGCTCGTATCCTCTCATCTCAGGTAGCCGGAACACCATTCGCCCGCGCATAAATCGCGTCCTGTCTCCGAACCACGCTCGCCAGCACCGCACCATCCACAACAAGCTGGATGATCTGCGACCCACCACCGCCTAGCTTGTGGTTCGGGACGATCGAACCGGACTGGTTCGGCACGAACAACTCGCGGCCGCGTTCTCCAACCGTATACGCCTGCCCCGCGGTTACAGGCCCGCCGGCCGCACGACCACCGCGTCCGGGCGCGCTGATCGTCTGCTCATGCCTGACCGTGTTGACGGTGACGGTGACCTCTTTCGACTGGATGTTGTCGATGGCGGTGGCGAGCTCCCGCACCTTCTCGCGGGCGTGCCCGACCTTGTCCGCGACACCACGGAACTTGTCACCGACCAACGGAAGATGGGATGCGGCCTCCGCTATCGCTTGGATGCCGCCGAGGAACTTGTCGACCACTTTCAGGATCGTGGTGACGACGGCCTGCACGACTTTCGCGAGCACTTCGAAGACGGCGGCGACGATCTTTATTTCTGTGCCGATGATCTTGAACGCCAACGGGATCGAGACTTCGAGGATCGGCCTGATGACTTTCCACATCGTCTGCACAACCATCCAGATTTCATCGAACTTGCTGGTGACCGGGTCAAGCATCTTGGCGAGCTTCGGCCAGTTCGCTTCCGCCCACGACACGAACTCGGTCAGCTTGATAGCCAGCTTCGCGATGACCGGCAGCAGCTTCTGCCCGATCTTCTCTTGGAGGTTCTCGAACGCGACACCGAGTTTCTCCTGTGCGCCGGCGGCGGTTTTCCCGTGCGCCTCAGCGGCACCCGCGAACTTCTTTTGCGCGATCTCAAACGCCTCGGTAGCGGTCGTGCCCTTCTCGACTTCGATACCGACTTTCTTAAACGCGTTCTCGTTGCCCAACAGGGCTTTCTCTGTGAGCTTCGTCGCTGCCTCGAGGCTGATGTGTCGTGCGGCTGCGATGTCGGCGGCAAGGTTCATGCCCTCCGTGGCTTTGGTGACGTCGCCGGTGCTGCGAACGATCTTCGCGAACGCGTCCGACAAGTCCTCGTCATCCAGGGCGGCGAGCTTCGATGTCTTGTCGATGCTGCGTTGGATGGCTGCGCCGTGCTTGTCGTAACTGACGCCGGCGGCACCCAACGCGCTCTCAAGGCGGGACTGCGCCTGCTCCGCTTCCTTAGCGGCACCCACCGAATCGAACAGCGTTTTGCCGAGGAGCGCGACACCGCCGACGGCCGCGCCGATCGCACCACCCTTCGCCAGCCCTCCAAGCTTCGACCCAAACCCCTGCGTCTTCCGTGACGCGCCGTCGATCGCCTTGTCGAAGTCCTTGGTGTTGCCGACGATCTCGACTTCGAGCTTACGAGCCATCAGCCATCCGTTCCAGGTCGACCATCACCGAGTCGATCTCGGCGTGGGTGAGGGTGTCCATCCGGTCGGGCTGGAACCCGTACAGCCGTGCGAGGCCGGGTGTCCAGTGCTGACGGAACGGGGTCGGGTACAGCTTCGGCAACTTGCTTATCCGTTCCCGCTCGAGGTCTTCGGGACTAGCCTTGGCACGTCTTCGGGCGAGTCGGGCTTCTGGGCTGTAGTCGTCATCGGCGTAGGTTCTGGGGGGCTCTGCCCATCCAGGTCGTCGGTGTCGTCGGCGGTGAACGCTTCATCTTGGAACGGGAACCCCTTGGTGTCCGAGATCTCCTCGAACGTCTTTGGTTCACCCGCAGACCGGAGCGCGAACCAGACCATCACGACAGCCGAGCGGGTCATGTTGGCGGGTGCCCGGAACTGCGACCACCCACCAAGGTAGTCCTCCACCATGATCGACTCGGTGCCCGTCAACGCTTCCATCTGTTCTTTGACGTCGTACTCGTACTGCTTGCCGCGGAACGTGACCTTGAGCATCAGAAGCCCTCCCTGTTGGCGATACGGTCGAACAGCCTTTCGACTCCGTTCACGATCTGGTCTTCGTGCTGATCCAATGCGGGGATGAGCACGGTGGCCATCTGCAACGCGCCGAACTCTGGGTGGTGGCCGGTGGTCTTCCGCATCCGCTGTCGCACGACGGCACCACCGGATCTCGCGCCGGCAACGTAGCCGCCTGCGGTCTTCGCACCGAAGCGTGACCCAAGAGAACGTGACGTCTCAGCCACCGGCTCAGCAAGCGTCTTCAACTCCCCCCGCAACTGCTTCTGGAGGTTCTTGTCAACGTCTTTGAACGCCCGGTCGAGCTCTTTGAGCCCGGTGACTTTGACGCTAGCCGGCATGGTCTAGGTGAACGCCCTGACGAGTCCGGTGCTCGAGGCGTTGCGGAACACAACTTCGGTGGTGGACGCTTCACCGACAGCGCCCGCGATCGGGTTGTAGCTGTACATCAGCGCCGACATCGTGTACTCCGGGTTTGTGGCCGAGATGGACGCGTTCGTCGGCTTCACCGTCACCTCAAACGGGCTGTCCTCGATCGAATGCACCCAGAAGTTCTGGTCAATCTCGTTCGAAGCGAAGTCCTGAAACACCTGGAGCGTGATGGTGGCGTCACCGAGTCCGGGTAGGAACTCCATGTGGGTGGCGCCGAACGCGGTTACGTCTACCTCGGCCCTGGTGGTCTCGATGGTCACTTCCGAAACATGATCGCTCACATCGTCACCGTCCACGGTAATGACGGGCGTCTTAAGCACGAACTTGGCCATGTTCTAGCCACTCCCTTCCGTTGTTGACCACCCGTCGGGTAGCCGGTAGCTGTTGGGGCGAAGGTCATCTGGTACGCGTTCAAGGAGGGTGATGCTGCCTCGGTTGATGGCACGGTTCTCCGGGCCGGGTGCTATGCGTGCTTCGAAGATGGTGCCGGGTGGGTGGCCGCGGTAGATACGGGGGCCGGTCACCTCGTACCTGCCGAGGTCGCGGATCATGCCGCCACCGCCACCGCGTAGTGTGCGCGCATCTCCTCGAGCGCGTCAGCCGGGTACGTCCCGGCGAGCGCGGTGAACGGATCCACGGACGGCATCGACCGGTAGTGCGCGAGGTTGGCGTAGCTGTTCAACTGCTCGCTAGGGCTTTTCCAGTCCACGATCTGGTAATCATGATGGTGGCGGTGGTCAACAACCATCCGGTGTTCGTGCTGGCGGGACAAGGCAACCATGATGCTGGTGTCGCATCCTCTCTCGCGGTCGGGGTCGGCGGGCCGGTAGCCGAGGGGGCGCATCAACTCTGCGGGGTAGATGCGGATGCCGCTGCCGCCCGGATAGTTGAGGTGGCGGGTGGTGAGCTCGAGCCCGTCCTCCCGGACGATGCTGATGCGGGGGAACCCCACCATCGTGTCCGCCGGC